CTTCCCGGCCACCTGGTCGATTGAAATTTTTTGTGCTGTGGCGTCCCGCGTCCGAGCAAACACCACGAGGAACGCCATGGCTCATTCCATCGAAGCCCGAGTTCGCACCATCATCGCCGAAGCGATTGACGCGCCGCCCGAGTTCGTGCGGCCGGAAACCGCGCTGCGGCTCGGCGACCATGATATCGGCTGGCACGGGCTCTACGAGATCGCCGATCGCCTCGAGCGCGATTACGGCATCCACTTCGACCTCGGCGCCGCCGACATCTGGACCACCGTCACCGACGTCATCGTCGCCACCGAGCAGCTCGTCGCCACCAAGGCCGCGCAACGGAGCGCGGCATGACCAGGCGCCCCAACCTCACCGCCGCCGAAAAGGAGTATGCGGCCGAGCGCCGCGAGCACGGCTGGTCGCACGATCGCATCGCGAAGGTACTATGCTGCTCGCCTGGCGCCGTCGCGTGGCATTGTCTCGCGATGGGCGCCGACCCTCCCAACGCCAAGCCAATCAACAAGACGATCAAGGGACCGCTCAGATACATGCGGAGCGGCAAGCCCGTGCGGCGCTTCACGGCGATCGATGATCAAGAGCTGCTCGCGCTCAGTCTCGCCGGCAAGACGCACTCGCAGATCGCTAAGGTGATGGGGCGCCAGCCAAAAAGCATCCGCGGCCGATTGATGATGCTCGCGCGCCAGGAGGTGCGCCCTGAGAAGGCGTTGCCCCTGTTGTCGCGGAGCACGGCATGAAGGCCTCCGCGGCGGATAGCGCGTTTGCCCGCGCGATGGGCAATCGCCGTTTCGGACAGCAGGCGGCAGTGCCGGCGCGCCCGGCGCCGCGTGCGGCAGCTCCGGCACTTGTGCCCGCTTTGCGCCCCGGCGATATCCACATTGGCGACGCCGACGACGGAGCGCCGATCGGCATCGACCTGGCCAAGCTGATCGACGGCCGTTTTCTGATCCAGGGCGTCTCCGGCGCCGGCAAATCCTGGTTGCTTCGTCGGCTGGTGGAACAGACCGCCGGTCTCATCCAACAGATCGTGGTCGACCCGGAGGACGAGTTCGGCAATCTGGCGCAGAAGCTCGGCATGGTGCACCTGCAGGCGCACCTCCTTGACGCCGCCACGCTCGAGGCCGCCGCCGCGCGCGCCCGCGAGCATCGCGTTTCGCTCGTGGTCAATTTCTCGCACCTCGAACGCGAAGACCAGATGAAGGCCATGGCCGCCTTCGTCCCGGCGCTGGTCAACGCGCCGCGCGAGCATTGGCATCCTTGTCTGGTCGCGGTCGACGAGGCGCAGCTATTCGCGCCCTATGGCGGCGTCAGCGAAGCGCCATTGGTGCGCAAGGCCTCGATCGCGGCGCTGATCGATCTCGCCAACCGCGGCCGCAAGCGCGGGCTCGCCTGCGTGCTGGCGACTTTGCGCCTGGCGCGGCTGGCATCGTCGGTGAAGGCCGAGGTCCTCAACATGATGATCGGGCTCAATACGCTCGATCGCGACATCCGCAGCGCCGCGGAAACCATCGGCTGGGATGCGCGGCGCGCCTTTGACCGGCTGCCGCTGCTCGAGCCGGGAAATTTCGTCGCGGTCGGCCCGGCGTTTTCGCGCTCACCGGTCATGCTCAAGGTCGGCCCGGTGCAGACGCAGCATCGCGGCGCGACGCCGGCATTGGCTGCGCCGCCGGCGCACGATCGCCGCGCGGCGGCCGAGCTCCTCGAGATCGACGAGCTCGTCGACGCCAGCGCTGCGGACGCGCGTTTGCGCGAGCAGCATGCCCGGGCGCCCGGTTTGCGCCAGATCCGCGCCTTCATCCGCGACGAGGCGTTCGCCGATTGCGGCCGCGTGTGGGGCGCGCTGCGCAAGGTCGCGCCCGATGGCGCGAAGATCTGCGATCTCGCCAAGCACCTTAATCGCAAGCCTGACGACATCGGCGCGGCGCTGGCGCTGCTCGACAATTACGGCGCGGTGGAATTTTCCGGCGATGGCGCCACGCGCGCGGCGCGCATCGCGGAGGACATGCTGTGAGCGGGCTCGCGCGCGTCTCCTTCAAAACCGGTCGCGCGCGCCTGCCGCGGTTATCGCCGCCGCGCGTCATCGGCAAACAGGCGAGCCATTGGTGGACCGACGCCGAGAAGAAGATCATCAAAAAATATTATCCAAAAGGCGGCAGCCACGCCTGTCTCGCTCACCTCGGCCCTCACCGCACCCCAAGTGGGGTCTATCAGCAGGCGTGCAAGCTCGGCCTGACCACACCGCACGGCGCCGCCGACTATAAGGGCGAAAACGGCCGGGTCGTCGCGCCGCCGCGTTTCGACGATGAGCTACGCGCGTTTTATCAGAATGGCGACGGAAAGAAGCGCGGCGAATGCAACGCGTTTGCCGACAAGTGTGGACTGCCGCGCTGGTGGGTGACGAAGCGTGCCACGAAGCTCGGCCTGGTCATGCCGCACAGGAAGGAGCCGCCATGGACTGTGGCCGAGGTCAGGCTCGTCGGCAAGGTGCCGCTGCACGATATCGACAAGTGCGCGAAAATCTTCCGACAGCACGGCTTCGCCCGGTCGCCGACGGCGATCAAAGTCAAGGCGACCCGGCTCGGCATCTCGCGGCGGTTCAACGAAGGCTGCTCGCTGAGACAGGCGAGCGAGATCGTGGGCTTTGATAGCAAGAACTTCGGCACGATGGTTGCCAAGGGCGAAGTCAAGGCCAGGCGCCGCGCCGACAGACGTTTGCCGCAACAGGGCGGTTCGCGCTGGATCATCAAGCCCGCGGATCTGCGCCGCTTCGTGCTCGACAATCTCGACCGCATCGATCTGCGTAAGGTGGAGAAATTTGCCTTCGTGCAGCTGATCGCCAACGAGAGACTATCGCCATGAAGACCTTCTCCCTCGCCCAGCAGATCGAGGAAGTCGACCGCGAGCTCGAGCTGCGCCGGCGCGTCTATCCGGGCCAGGTCCGCAGCGGCGCCATGCGCCAGTCGGTTGCCGACTATCACATGGCGCGCATGCAGGCGGTGTTGACGTCGCTGCGATGGCTGCAGGCGAATGAGACGGACGTCCGCGCCTTTGTGGTAGCCAAAAGGACGAAGACGGCCGCCGAGCCGGGAAGCGAGGCGGCATGACCCTTCGCCACAAAATTGCGGCCACACTCGCCCCGTTGTCACACACAAACGCTGAGACCCACTAGATGTTGACGGAAGTCGAGACGGTCGAACAAGAAGCCACACGTCGTTTCTCTTGGGCCTTTCCGCCAGAGAGTGACAAAGAGGACGAACGCCGCCGCGTAGAAGGCCGCAAGCCACGTTGCGGGGGCGATTGGGAGCCAACAAGACAGGCGTGCATTGAGGACGTAATCAGGATGCGACAGGCTAACCACAAACGGTAGGGCTGTGTGTCTAAATGGCGGACGCTTTGAAAGCACACATCGCACAATGTCCGGAGCATCCGATGGCGGCGATTATTAAATCGCTCCGGGCTGCCTCCCACGCATCGCGAAGCTATCAGTATGGCAATGCCTCGCCCGATCTTGCGGAGGAAATCGCTAACGATGCTGATGCCACCATCGCCAAGGTCAAGCCATGACCGCGCGGCCGCTCACCGACGCCGAGATTGCGGCAGCGAAGTTTGTTCGGCGCATGAAGGCGCTCACAATTTGGCAGCCATGGGCATCACTGATCATTGTCGGCGCCAAGCCCTACGAGTTCCGCGGCTGGGATTTTCGCATCCGCGAGCCCGAACTGGTCGGTGTGCGCGTTGTCATCCACGCCGGCGCGCGGCCGGTGAAACTGATCGAGGTCGAGGATCTGTTGCGACGGCTCGGCGGCGACGACAATATGACCGGCCTCGTGGTCGACAAGGCACGGCAGCTGCTCGAGCGAGTACGCGACGCCTATAAATGCCGCCTGCTTCCGCTTTCCGCCGGCCTCGGCACCGCGATCATCGGCCGGCCGCGCAATGCCGGCATCATTTTCGGTGCCAATGTCGCTGACAGCGATCGCGGCGCCTTCAATTTTGCCTGGCCGCTTTCCGACGTGCGCGCGTTCGACACGCCGATTCCGGCGCGCGGCGCGCAGGGCTTCTGGACCTGGCCCTATTCGATACCCGGGGAGGCTGCCCGTGGCGATGCGGCATAGGCGCGAGGCCGGCGACGTGCCGCCGATCATGGCCGCCTACCATATGGGCTGCGCCTCGCTGGCGGAGTTCGAGCAGAAGCTCCCTGCCCTGCTCGGCCGCGGCTTCCCGGCGCCCGACGAGACCACCGGCAATTTCGATCTCGACGCGATCAAGGCCTGGCGCCGCTCGCGTCATCCACAGCTTTTCCCTTCCGATCGCTTGCTCGTCGGCCCGACTGCGCGCGACGCTAGAGACGTCGTGCCCGGCCGGCTGGCGAGGATTCGCGGTGGGTGACGTGAAAATCCGGTACTACGTCACGCGGCAGCGGCCGGGAGCCCGCAAGTGGGGTTATTGGGCGCCTTGCCTCGCCCGCGGCGGCAAGCCGACGCTGATGGCCAAGCTCGGCTTCAAGATGGTCGACTGCGGCGAAGACGGCCCATACGCCTGGGCGATCGCTCATCAATGGAACGAGCGATGGGATATTGCCCGGGCGAAGCTCGCAAAGGGCGAGACGCCGGAAGTACCGGCAAAAATGGAGAGGATATTCCCGGCGGGCAGCCTCGGCGAGGCGTTCGCCCGCTTCCGCGGCACAAAGACCTGGCTGGAGAAAAAGCCTCGCACCCGCGAGGACTGGCTGCGCGGCTTCAAGCACATCGACCCGATCTTCGGCGACGTCGATCCGAAAACCGTCTCGCTCGAGGATCTCGACTCTTGGTATGCGGCGCTGCTCGCCGCCGTCGGCATTCGCGAGGCACACCGCGCTATGAAGATCTGGCGCGCGCTATGGCGCATCGCCGGCACGCTGAAGACAGGGCGCGGCGGAAAGTATTGCGAGCGCGACCAAGATCCATCGCTCGGCATCCGTCGCAAGACGCCGAAGCCACGCAATGCCATCTGGTTCGAGGGTGAGGCCGTGCGCCTGGTCAAGCGCGCCTGGCGCATGCGCTTTCGCGGCCTCGCCGCCGCGCTCGCGGTCGCCTGGGACTCGATGCTGTCGCCGGTCGACGTGCGCACGCTGACGCCGGCGCAATTGCGGCGCGACGCGCGTGGGCCGCTGTTTACGCTCGATCGCACTAAGACCGGTGCCCCGGCGATCGCCACGCTCTCCAAGCGCACGGCGCGGCTGCTGGAGGGCTATCTCGCCACGCTGCCGACACTGCATCCGGATGCGCCGATTTTCCGCACCCGCGGCCACGCCGCGGGCCCAGGGCGGCCGCGGCCGCCGGTCCCTTACACCGCTGACACGCTCGGCGACGATTTCCGTGCCGTGCGCGAAGCGGAGTTTCCGGGCGACACGCGCCAGCTGATGGATTTCCGCCGCTCCGGTTCCGTCGAGGCCGAGGCCGGCGAGGCCGACGAGCGCGGGCTCGCCAAGAAAATGGGCAACACCATCGATAGGAACCGCGCGCTGCGGAACACCTATTTGCCGCCGAACGCGACGGTGGTGCGGCTCACCGACGAAGCCCGCGTGCGCGGCCGGCGCCGCTTGCGCGAGAGCGGGAATGATCGAAAATGACTGAGCGCATCCCCTATTACCGCGTCCTCGGCAAAAAGGACCATGCCTATTGGTGTCCGAACAAGCGCATGCGTTCGCTCGGCTTCGAAATGCAGGCCCTCGGCATTGCCGGGCCTGCGGCACAGGCGGCTGCGCGCGAACTCAATGCGAGATGGCAGACCGCGCGCAAAGAAAGTCCTGCGCGCCTCGGCGTGCGCGCCCCATCCTTGCAGGCGCCCGAGGCCGATGTTCACTATGTATATTTTCTCATTGCTGGTGATCGCATCAAGATTGGCGTGTCGCGGACGCCTATGTCCCGGGTTGCTGACGTTGCCCTTGGAGCGGCTGATCGCGTCCGCGAGGTGCTCGTCGTACCCGGAACGCGCGCCGACGAGAAAAAATTGCACCGGCGGTTTGCCAGCTATAGGACGCGGGGCGAATGGTTCGTCGCGAACCGGGCCCTCCAGCTCACGATCATGCGTTGTGCGGCCGCCGGCGCGGTGGTGCACGACGGGCCCGAATCCGGAACGAATAATGGGCTTGGAGTCGAATCACGGGAGGGGGTACCGCTTGAATCACATGCCGTCTAAGTTATTGAGATTGCTGGCGGGAGCGACGGGACTCGAACCCGCGACCTTCGGCGTGACAGGCCGTAGGTTTAGCAACGATTTCAACGCGCGATTCGACTCCGGTGCGGGCAAAAGCCGCTGCAGAACCCAGGATTCGACTCCTGAGATCCCGAGAGTTGAAACGTGAACCGCAGCCGAATTCACCTGCTGCGCGTGCTCGCGATGCGCATGGTCGATACCGGCGTGCCCGAAAAGCTGATCGAGGTTATTCGCAAAGCCGCCGAGGAGCTCGAGGCGCGACAAGCGGACGGACGCACTGCCAGCCTGGAGGAGGAAAAGCGCATCGAACGGCAGCGGACGCTGTTCACGATGCTGCCGGTGTCGGATGCCGTCGATCGCCTCAGACAGGCGATGAAGCAGCGCGCCTACGATCTCATGTGGGACGGGGATGGGTTAGCAACCGATGCTATCCTCGAATTTCTGCCGGCGCGCGACGCCGACCAAGTGCTAAACGCCTGGGAAAATGACCAGGACGACGACAATCCGAAGTCGGCGTTTCACTGAGCCGGCGGCCGTCAGGAATCCATTAACCGCGCCCTGCGATTCTCCCCGACGGAGATCGCCATGACCAAAAAACCCGACACCGAGGCGCTTTGCGAGGAGCTATTGAAGCTCCACAAGAGGCACGAGGCCGATTTCGCCCGCATCAAGGAGATCAAGTCGATCCTGATCGCCGCCGCGGCCGAAGCCGGCGAGAACGCCAAGATCGTCATCCCGAAGCTCGGCATCGTCAAGGTTTCGGCACCGAAGGACAAGCACTGCACCGGCACCGCGCCGGAGATCGTGGTCGAGGTGTTCCTCGCCATACCCGAGCGCGAGCGCAAGGATCTGCTCAAGCGCGGCATCGTCGTCAACGCCGAGCAGTGGACCGGCAAGTATTACGGCGCGGTCACCGCAGAGCTTTTCTCGGCCTGAAACGCAAAAAGAACCCTCCGGCCGGAGCCGGAGGGTTCTCTCGCTCAGACAGCCGCCGGTGGGCCCGGCGGATCTCGGACGGCGGCCAGCGGCCGCCGAATTCAATTAAGGAATGCAGTCTAGCCGGTCGTCTTGACCGGACGGCTCCGGAGCGGGTGGATATATCCCTCGCCGTGCCGCAGCTCGTCGTACCATTGCCGCAGCTGCTCGATCGCCACCTTTTGCAACGCCACCTCGGTCATCAGCGCTTTGAGCGCCGTGACCTCGTTCTTCAGTTCGACGATCGATAATTGTGCCTGCTTAAAAAGCTCCTTCTGCAAAAGGATCGCCGATTCGACCCGTTGTGTGCCGCGGCCGAGGCGAAAGGAGACGAGTATGCCGCCACCAAGGATGGCGAGCGTCTGGACGAAGCCGACGGCAATGCCGACGTAGACCAGCGTCTCGGGCACGGCTTGTCGCTCCTTATTTTATGCTGTCGAGATCGGCGGCGAGCTGCGCGGCGCCGAAGCCGTTGGGCGCCTTGCCGCTCGCTTTGTCGATCGCGTCCGGACTGAGCACGGCGTAGAGCTCGCCCTGGCCGGCGGTCGAGGCATATTTGGCCATTGCCTGATAAGTGATCTTGCCGAGCATGCCCCAGGTGTCGATCGTCACGCCGGCGGCATCGTAGGCGACGCCAGCGAAGCAGTGGCCGCTGTCCGGATCGGGATCTCCGGCGACGTCCCAGGTAAAGCCGGACGCGCCTGGCATCGGATTGATCCAGGCGTCCGGAAGCTCGACGCCGAAGTAAAGGTTTTCGAACAGCCAGAGCGCGGCCTTGACCTCGTCCTCATTGCTGCCGTCGACGGCGACCCAGCCGGAGATCTGATGCGAGCCGGGCAATAGCCCCGTCGCCTGCCAGTAATTCAGAACATCCTGCTCGTTGCCGCCCTGGTCGGTCGAGGGCTCGCCCGGCACGTAGCCAGTGGTCGCGGAATAGAACTTGACGACATCGGCCTCGGTGAAGGGGATCGGCTGGCCGGCATTGGCCAAGAGCGTGCCGCCGATATGGAAGGCGCCGGCGGACGTGCAATCGCTCAGCGAGCCGTTGCCGAGGATCTCCGCCAGGAACGCCGCAGGCTTCGCCGAATAGTCGATCGACGTCGGCGCCGCCGGGAAACCCTTGAGCAGATAATTGCGCAGCGATAGCCGCGGACCGCGCGCGATCGGCCGTCGGCGGCCGAGTTTGAACGGCCGGCCGGTGACCGGATGAACGATGGTTTTGACGGGCATCACGGACCTACTTCGGCAATGGCACGCCCTTGCAGCCGCCGTCCTGCCGGCAATCGTGAAAAGCGTTCAGACCGAGCGTCCCCGCGGTAACACCAGCAGCACCCACGGTGAGTCCGACGACGACCCACGGCGGCAATGCGGCGCAGCCGCCAAGAGCGAGCAGCACTGCGGCAAGGGCAAAATATCTGCGCATGCGGCCGATCTCCTATTTGATGAAGTCGAGGAAGTTCTGGATGCCGTGCGCGGTTTCGCTATTCGGTCCGGGGAAATGCATCAGGATTGGGCGCCAGTCCCACGACGGCACCATGGGCACAATATCGCCGCCGCAGCGCCAGCCGACGATCGGCACGCCGGCGAGCGCGTCCGGGGCGTCGAGAAAGACGCGCGCCGGCGCGAACAGAAAGATCGCTTCCGGCGCATTGCCCTCATCGGCAAGGAGCGCGCTCATGTCGAGCGCGACGGAACCGCCGAGACTATGGCCGATCGCGCACCACTTTTTGCCCTTCACCGCCTGGCGCACGCCGTCGATGACGGAAAGTGTGGCGTCGCGGAAGCCGCGGTGCACCGGCGGCAGCGTCGGATGCGCGACCTGTTCCTTCGCGGCCGCTGGCCAGCCGTCGAAGTCGAGCACCCAGCCAAACTCCGAATGCGTACCTTCGGTCGAGACCGCAAGCGTGTCGCCGATCTGACTGAGGAACACGTTGACCGCGCCGCCGTAGCCGGAAAAGTCCGGCTTGCCGCCGCCATAGGTCGCCGCTGCGGCGAGCACTGCGTCGCGAGGAGAGATCATGACACAAATTTTTTCTCTGCCGCAGCGCGTATCTTCTGGTGCAGCTCGACGATCTTGTCGAGGAACACCATGAATTTCTCGACGCTTTTATCGATCGACTCGCCGGATGAGACCTGCAACCACTCTTGGTCCGCCGCGCCCTTGATCTGCTGCACCAGCGTCTCGTCGAGCGCCGCGAGCACACGCTCGCCGACGGTCATTTTTACAACGGGTTGATTGGTACGAGCGCGGTGGCGCCAGTGAGAAGCGCCTGCACGGCGGCCCACAATGCCGCAGTCCCCGTTGGTCCACCAGCAATCGCGGCAGCAATGCCTGCTCCGGCGATGCCGACCTGCGCCTTGGCCTTGTTGTACATCGGCGCGCAGGCGATATTGAGCTGGTCAAAGGCGCCATTTGGGGCAAACCAATTGGCCAGCACTTGTTCATCATCGAATGCGGTTTCGATGAATGTCGCGACTCCTGCCTGATTTGGAAGCAGCGATGGCGTAGATCCTTGCGCGAGACCAAGAAGATAGGTCCAGCATGGCTTCGTTGTTAGATTGTTATTTGTCGTCGCCTGATTGAGCGCGTTCTGTAGATCGGATGTTCCGAAATTCCGTAGCCAAGTGATGGGATCGACGGTCTTTTGCGGAGCCGCCGCGGGAGCGGTCGCGTCCTTTTTCACCGCTGACTTGAGCTTCGTGAACTGGACGGTGTTTGCCGCCTGCGCCGGCATCGGAGCGAGCAAAGAAGCGCCGAGGATGCACAATGCCAGAAGCGCGGCAACCTTTGCCGTCGCTTTGCCTTCAGGCAGCGCGATGGCGACGATGCCGCCGACGCCCATGCCGATCGACTGCAGGTTCGAAGCCCAATCCTGGGCGTCTCCGACATGGAACACAGCGCCGAGCACGAGCGCCAAGCCGGCGTAGGTGGACGGCTCGCGCAGGCGCGCGCCGAGCCAGGATATTTCCTGCACGACTTTCTGACTGTCGATTTGCGGCGCAGTTTTCGGATCGTCGGCCATCGATGGCCTCCTATGTTGCAACTACTTCGAGATTTAATCGGTCGCGTGATGGGCACGCAGCATGTCGCGGCATGCCGGCGATATCCGGGTCTTGTTCGTGATCAGGCAGTGCGCGACCGGGCGCGGATTGCCGAGAAACGCCACAAACAGATCACCGGCCGAACAGAGCTTGCGGGCGTCGGCTTCGCAGGCGGCGCGTTCGGCCGTCATGTCTTGAGCATGCGACGCGATTGCAAAGAACCATTCCAGGGTGATGCCAAGGATGACGGCGGCGAGCAGCGCCTTTCTGATTTTGTTTTTCACCGGTCACCGCTACGATTGCTTCAGATTGGCGTTGATCGCCGCCCAGGTCGCGGGACCGGCGAGACCATCGATGATGAGGCCGACCGCCTGCTGGAATGCCTCGACCGCGCGGCGTGTCTCGCGGCCATAGCTGTGGTCGACGGTGAGCTGCGGGTTGGCGCCGAGCGCATTGAAGGCGGCCTGCAGCGCTCCGGCATTGTGCAAGCCGATCGGCGGCGGCGCCGGGGGCGCCGGCGGCGCTATCGAGGCCACGGCGGCGGGAAATGCGGACGGCAGCGCCAGGTCGGGGCGCAATTGCATGATCCGGTACATCATCGGAATCACGCCGAGCTGCTCGTCTTCGGCGTTCGGGTCCCACACGCCATCGGCAGGATATTTGCCGCCGGCGTAGATGTTGGTACCGGCCCAGAGGTAGCCGGTGTGCTTGCAGTGATTGCGCGGCCCGAAGCCGTTGAACAGCTCTTCCTCGTAACAGGACCGCTCCCAGCTCCAATTTGGCGCGCCGACGGCGTCGAGATGATCAATCCGATAGGCGCGGATTTGCGCGCCGCTCCAATTCTGGAACGGGCCTTCGCCGCGCGGCACGTGCACCGACACGCGGTCCCAGGGGTCGCCCTGCGCCGGGCTCAATCGGAAATTCGACGCTGCCTCGCGCTCGAACGAGGCTGCAGCGACGATCTGTGGAACGCCGGTCGCATCGCAGCCGGCCTTGTAGCGGCCTAGATCAATGAAGCCGATCAGCTTCTTCGCCGTCGCGGTGACCGCTGCTTCGCGCGTGATCACCATGCGCGCAAGCAAAGAGGTGTATTCCGGCGCGAGAGCCGTTAACGGATGCTGCATGGGACGATCTCAGTCTTGCGGATGCGCCGGCAGTTTCAGGCGCCCGCTCCCGGCAGGAAGCAGCGGATTTGCGTCGCACCGTCGACGTCGGTGTAAGGCCACACGACCGCAGGGCCGAACTTGTTGGGCTCGTTGACCACCGCGCTATCGGGCACCACGAACCATGCGCTATTCAAGCGCACGCGGTATTCGCCGGCAGGGCCGCCGGTGTCCCAATCAACGTCCTCGACCCGGACGCCGTCGGCATTCGAACAGCACGATCCCTTGCCGCTCGCCAGACTGCTCCACCATGCCGCCGGCGGCGCCTCGCCCTTGGCTATGAGGTTCGCCCAATAGCCGGTCGGATCGCCGGCGTGCGCCGAGGCGGCGACGCATAGGATCAATGCGGCGAGAAAGGCTCGCATGGATTGCCCTTGTTTGGAGAACACTTCAGCTCGTGAAGAAGCTCTTGCGCACTTCGATCGAGCCGACGGCCTGCGTCGAGACGAAGCCGGATGGATCGATGGCGCGGAGCTGGTCTTTGTATTTGCCCGGCATGATCGCGGCCGACTGGCCTCCCGAGAGGATGGGCGTCGGCGTAATCGTGATCAGACACTTATTTGGCGGCGTGTCGCCGGGATCAGTCACGATGATGCCGCCGCCGGCGAGCGTGAGTTCAAGCACGACGTTGCCGTCGCAGTCCTGCATCTCCCACTCGATCACGGCGCCGGCGCCGAGATTGAACGGCGAGCCGTCGGCATAGTGCAGGCATGCATAGATCGGATAGGTATCGCCGGAAGTGAAGGCGAACGGCGGATGCAGCGCGGCCATTCTATCCCTCTTTGCCGTCGATCGCGCCGGCCGAGGCGCGTCCCGTCAGAAAGCGGACCAGGCGCAGATCCAAGACAGGAGCCAGGAACGCCAACGCCTTGGATGCCGCTGCCGTGAACGCCAGCAGTCCCACGGCACCGCCTGGCGCGGCCTGCCCCGCCGCAGCCGCGTTGCTACTCGCGACAAGTCCGACCTTGCCGGTCGCGTGGGCGGCGCCGGCTGCAGCGGCGAAACCGCGCGCCAACAGATGGACGAAATTGCCGACGCCGGTGCCGATACGGGCATTGGCCATCGCAGCCGCAGCGCCGCGGGCGAGCAATCCGACGATGCCCCTTGCCGATGCGAAAGACTTTGCCGCGCCGGAGCTGTGCGCCGCGAGCGCCGCTCGCCAAGTGCCCGCCGTAGCCGCCTTGGATGCCGCAATCGTGCGCGCCAAGAGTCCCACGGCGCCGGCAGGTGCCGCGATTGCCGCCGCCGTGCCCTTCCCCGTCGCAATGAGCGCGAGCTTTCCGCTCGCGCGGGCGGTCCCCATCGCAGCGGCGAAGCCGCGCGCGACCAGATTGACGAAAGCACCGATGCGGATGGACGCAGCCGCCTTGGATGCCGCTGCCGTGCGCGCCAGGAGTCCCACGGCGCCGCCGGGCGCAGCGCGGGCCGTTGCAATTGCTTGCCCCGCGGCAGTGAGTCCGAGCTTTCCGGTCGCGTGGGCGCTCCCCATCGCAGCGGTGAAGCCGCGCGCGACCAGGTTGACGAAAGCGCCGATGCGGATTGTGGCATTGCCCGCCGCAGCCATGGTGCCGCGGGCGATCAAACCGACAATGCCCGATGTCGACGCGAAAGACTTCGCCGCGCCGGAGCCGCGCGCGGAAAGCGCCAGCCGCCAAGTGCCCGAAAGGGAAGCCTTGGCTGCCGCCATGCCGCGCGAGAACAGCCCCACCGTTCCCGCGGACGTGGCGGTCCCCGACCCAGCCGCCTTCCCCGATGCGTTAAGCCCGAGCTTGCCGGCCGGCCGGGCCAGCCCGGTCGCAACCGCGAGCGTACGCGCGAGCAGATAAATAACAGCGCCGGTGCCGATACCGGCTCTGGCCATCGCCGCCGCAACGCCGCGGGCGAGCAATCCGACGACGCCGGAAGGGGAGGCACGAGCCGCAGAGAATCCCGTTCCACGCGCCGCCAAAGGCACCGCGCCCTGCAGGTTGGCATTGGCTTTCGCCAGCGCATTCGCCTTGGCGGCGAGTGCGGCGATAGCGCCGGCTTGCGCGCGCGCCATGGCGAGCGATGTTGCCCGCGTGATGACCGGCACTTTGCCGGAAAACGAAACGAGACCTTCCGCCGATCCCTTTCCAGACGCCACCAAGCGGGCATTGCCGACAATGGCGCCGCGGCCCGTCGCCATTGCGAAACCGCGGCCGAGCAATGAAACAGTCGCGGCAACGAGCACCGGATAAGTGTCGTCGAACCATTCAGCTATTGGCGACCAACTGTTATTGAACCACGCGATCAGACTCAGGTCCGGGTCGCGCATGAACACGACGCCGCTATTGTTTGTGCTTCCGCTTGGCCCTGGCAGCGTGGCCGCAGCGAATGTTATGGCGTAGGACCCGTCAGTGTAGCCAGCGCCCGGAGTTATCGTGTAGCACCAGTTGATCGGAGCATCGGTTCTAAAGTCGATGTGCCCACCACAATCGGCGTTGTCGTAGTTGTCATTGTCGTTTTGGCCGCTGTAGTGCATAAAATCGTCTACCGCTCCTTGCGGCGACGAACACGTTAACCCAGGTCCCGTTCCTAACCCGGTAGCAGAGATACACAAACCGTAATTTACGCCTGGGGTTATAGTAGGGACGTTTATCAGCGAGCCGTAGTTGCTAGGAATACCCCCGTTTCCTGTACTGTAGGTCGTATTAGACACGTACTGATCGAACGGGGACGTAGCCATATTCGCTATGTCATAAAAGACCCAAGTGTACCCACCGCCAAAGCTACCTGCCGTCCCCGCTATCGTGAGTGTGGCGTTGGTATCAGCCGCAGTATTTGCAGCCCAACCCATCAAATCACCTGTAGCGGAGGCTTCGTTAGTCCAAGTGTAGCTGTCGCTATCTGTGAGGGTCAGACCGGCTAAATTGCCTCCTGTAAGCGCGCGAGCGAAGCGTAAGTTGCCCGTCCAAGGAACCTGAAATTTGACGGACGTCAGGGCTGCATCAGCCAACGTCGATTGATGGATAATCTTGTTGATCCAAGGGCCGTACGCAGGCGCCGGACTACCCGCTGGCCCCGCCGTCAGTGCAATGGCAATGACGTTGTAGGTGTTTGTGGTATCACCAGTAGCGGTGAAGCCGGGATTGATAGCGGCGGCAGTTGTTTGCAAATAGTATTCTTCGGCGTGAGCAAAACCATATCCGCCGGACGCCTGCACTTCGATGCAGGTAATGTTGGCCTCAAGCAGCGTGTGCCCAGAACTGGGGACGAACGACGACGGTGCTGTCGTCTGCACCATGTTCGCACCAGACGTGCAGCAATAAGTGACAATGAGGTTGCCGCCACCGGAATTGTTGTTGCTTGGGGTAAAGGAGCCGGCAGTCAGGTTTGGGCCGGTCTGAGCGTATGCGCCGGCGGAAGTACCGCCAGAGCCGATGATGTGGCAGAACTCTTTTATATTCCACTGCCACGGCGGGGTCGGCATTCCGTTGAGCATCCCCGTGATGGTCATCCATCCCGGCAGAGAGCCAATCAGCAAGAAGAACCCACTTACATTATTGCCCTGCCCCACGCCGACAGTGCCAATTGGCGCAGGCCAAACACCGTTCAGATTGTCTGACAGGACGGGCGTATTGCCGTCAGGCCACGTCGCTGAAACGAGATAACAGTTGCCCGCCTGCGTCTTGTTGGGGACGTTGTACCTGAAATTGTTTTGTCCACCTGTGCCACCTATCCCCGCCGTAGGAGCACCCGCGCCATAATAATTCGAGTCAGACGAAATCATCTGCACTAAGGAGGGAGTCGGCACGGCTGGCCCCCCTTTAGTATTCTGTGAGGATCAAGACTGCGTTGTTAAGGCTCACGTCCTCGGCAGTGATGCCTTCCATCTGGAAGTCAAACCAATATGACGTGCCGACTTGCAGGCCTGTCACCAACGCAGGCTGACAAACCGGAACACGCACGTCCACCGCGGCACCAGCAGTTGTTGGGACGGAATACTCGGTGGCTTTGCCGATAACCGTACCCGTTGCGGCGGCTTGATACGACGGTCCAGAGGCCCCGGAGGCGTAGGCCAATTGAAGAATGATGCCCTCGTCAACCGTAGCGACTGAAGAAGTAAGATAACCGGCAAGTGTCGCCTGGATGTTACCGGACTTTGCCGGGGTTATGAGTGCCCCCATACCACCCATGACGAACGAACTGGTTGATGTCGGGACAAGAGCAGAACTCGACGTCACCATATTGACCGCGCCGTTGGCGACGGCGTTCAATATCTGGCCGGAAGCCGTCTCAACGTACCAACCTTGGCCCTCTTCGTAGGTCAACGAATAACCAGGAAGCAATACCGGGCTTCGCAGCGTGACCGTCGTGGTGCCGTCGTAGTGCTCGACGGTGACGGTGTTGTTGCCTGATCCCGCGTTATAGAGACTTAGCTGCTTGATATTGGACACATTGCCAGAGCTCGGCGACGAAACTATCGTCGTCGTCGTCGCCGTGCTGATAATTTCATTTTGCGTCGCGACAGTTTGCCCTGAGCTGCTGCTATTAATGATATCAGCATGGGTGTGGAGCGCCTGAGCGGCGCTCGTCACCACTTCGATGTACGCGTTGGTGGTAGCGAGCAATAATCCCATGTCACGCGCCTTGTTTTCAGGCGGCCGTCAGGGTGAAGGTCGACGTGGCGAAGCTCGCCGTCACGTTGATCGAGATCGGCTGCTGGGTGAGCTGGCGGAACTGACCGCCGCCGATCCCGGTGGTGTTGACGCCGGCGGTGAACGTCGCGCCCGACAGATTCGCCGTGGTCAACAGACCAGACCAGGAGCCGCCGGTTGTCGGCAGCGTGCCGCCGTACTTCTGCGTCACCACGATCGAGGAGCCGTTGGCCGGTGCGTCGGAAGTGGAGTCGCAAGTGAGCACGCCAGGCGATGCCAACGTGCAAGAGAACGGAATCCACTTGTTGTTGCCGAGATAGTCCCAAGTGATCGGGTTGCCGCCAGACAAAGCGTCGAATAGGCCCCAGGCCACTGCGGGCGCGCTGAACAAAAGTGAATCAGCCGAACCGGACGATGCATGGGCCGCCGCAGCCGAGAGGGTAACGGTCGAACCGGCGACGCTCGCCACCGTACCGATCTGCGCCGAAGCGGTCACGTCGTAAACGTTGGCCCCAGCCACGACCCAGCTCGGGACCGCGGCTCCCATCGTGATCGTGGTCGAAGCGGTCGTGAACGAGGCGCCAGCCGCAAGAGCGCCGC